GCATTTCTTCGAGCCACTTCTTTGAGTCTGTATTCTATGAAAGCACGGAGTGGTCCATGATACCAGACAAAGATACGCCCAACAATCGTTCTTCTTCTGTGTTGTCCTTCCATATCTTCCTCAAATATTTGAAGTCAGTCAGCGTTGACTGCATGGTTCCGATAATGGTTGCAAGACGAACCTTACGCTTCAAAGACTTCAGGTCGTCCGTTTCGCGAACCACGCACTCCGAAAGGTTGCAAAACTCGTACGGGCGAAGGATGATTTCGGAACACGGGTTCGTTCCCCACATGTGGCCTTGTTCACGGCGTCCGTTGCGGCCCACCTGTTTGTCAGCAGCCTCACGGTTAAAGATGCCGCGCTCACCAGACTTGCTGTCGTACAGTGCAAGCCACTCCCGCATGAAGGTTCCCATCTCTGGTTTGCCTTTGTACGAAACGCTGTTGTTGGCGAGGGCACGTTGACCTTCATGTTCCCACCACTGACCCGATTTAGCGTGGGCCATTTGGTCATCGTTCAGGTTCGAAAGGGAGATAAGCGCAGAACGCCGCACCCCGCCAACAACAACAATCTCCCCAATCTTACACATCAAGTCGTGACATTCGATGGGGAATAGCTTACGTCCTTTTGCCTTTTTGAACATCTGGACGGTGAAATTAAACAGGTCAGCCAATGGTTGCGGACCAGACGCACGGCCACCCATAGTCTTTAGGCGTTCGCCCGCTTCACGAACCCCTGACATATCCCACGAGGGAACTTGCCCTGCGTAAAGCAACGCAATCAGTTCGCGAAATGCTTTGGCCCAGCCAATCTTGCTGTCGCCAACCGTGATGACAATATCCGAATCATCGAAGTTATCCGAAACAGTGGGCAACTTGTCCACATTCTCCCGTTCCACAGAGAATCCGACACCCGTACCACACATAAGAATGTACATGCACTCATCGAACGAACGGGGGCTGTCTACAGGAATGTAGCTACAATTGTACCCACAGATGTTGTCTCGCGCAAGGGCTGGACCAGAAGTCATCATTGCCCGCATGGACGGCATCACTTCAAGATTCAGAATGGCTTCCCGAATCTCCTCTACAACTTTTGTATCTACTTTGTAATTACATTTACCTTGTACTTGATTAACCATAAAGTTTACGTACCGGTCAACTGTCTCATCCCAGTTTTCTCTGCGCTGTTCGTCTTCTAGCCAACGAGCATAGCGCGACTTGTGGATAAATTGTTGATACGGTGTGGGCAGCATATTATTCATTTTATTTCTTCCTTTGTTGCGATAAGTTTATTCAAGTAGAACTGGGCTTTTTTGAGGTCTTCGAGTCCGTTTTTGTAACGGTATCTCCAGAGGTACTTGAGGATGTTTCCTTGCAGGTAGTGTTCGAAGCCGTCACCTGTCGCCGCCGCGATTGCGTCAAGGCATTCGATACCTGCCTGATTATAGTGTGGCGGATGGTTGACATTATCGGGCCTCACTTCTTCTAGCCAGTCTACATCTTTCCACTGGCGTTTCATTTCTATTTCTTTCATTATTTTGTTGTAGTCTGTCATCTGTTATCTCCACTACCGCTAATTGTTCCCTTTGCCGCACGAGAGTTAAGCTTGTGAATATTCATCTCTGCGATTTGCTGTAGCGAAAATCCTAAATCATCTGCAAGGACAGCGCAATACCAAAGTACGTCGCCAATCTCTTTTGCGATTTCTCCGTAGTAAAGTGCATCCGTGCGACCATCTCGAATAATTTTCTTTACCTTGTCTGCAACCTCACCGGCCTCACCAGCTAGACCCAGCGCAGGGTACACTATCTTTGATTCATCCGGATAGATGGCCGTTTTGCGGGCTTGCATTTGGTAGTTGTTAAGATTCCAATTGTTCTTAATCATTGTTTCTTTCCGAAGTCTACTTTTACAACATTTTCCCCTACGCTTTCAGGAAGCGGAATGTCTTCGTGCTTGAGCATTTCTTCTGCAAGGATTTTGAACTTTATAGATGCCACACCCATATCATATAGATCTTCTGCTCTCTCGCGTATGGCTGACAGAACTCCTTCTTGCATAATCATGGCGGCATCAAAGTCTTCATCTTTTTCGTACGTCTTACTTGTTGTGTCGTACGCTGTTAAACGAAATGTGCCTTCGCCGCCGTCAGGTCTTTCTTCAGGAGAAAGTATTATGTAATACCTGTCTGGAAGCAAAGACATCCGTTCCATAGCTACTGTCAAGTCATCTTCTTCTGTGTATGTATCATCACTCATCTGGTTTGTACCAATCTGCAGGGATTGTGCCCTCTGCCCATTTAAAGTTATACCGTGTTGCCCAAGTAGCATAGGTTGTTTTGCTACCCTTGTAAATCTTATTGTTGGCATTTTGAAAAACAAATCGAATATCCAGATCAGGATGCTGTTCCTTTACCAGTTGCATCTTTACTCTGTCACCCTTGTCTAAATATCCTTTTGCTTCGACATACACGTCTGATTCAGGCAAATAAAAATCCGGTGTGTAGACACGCGGCTTTGGAACGTAAGTTAATTTTACGTTTTCGTATTCAAATGGAACTTTATTATTGGCTAGGGATTTTGCTATGTGTAGTTCAAAGGTTGATCTGTATCCCGCCTTTTGTGCGGAACTTTTTTTCACAACGCCATTCCTATAGACGCCAGTCTTTTTAGAACGTACCCTGCCACTTTTGGGGATTGTCTTTCGATGTGAGAAAGTTCGTTTGTCAGATGGTTCAGAGGAACGCATACATTAACTCCAGATTGTGACACTCTGCTTATTGTTTGTATTTCTGATTCTACCGTTGTTATGTCACGTTTCTCTGTCTCTGCGGAAAGCAATCCCATTTCGGAGTAGTTGTCGCGCAACGTAAGAGGAATGCCTCTGGCGTTTTGACGCAAGTACACTATACGGCGTTCGCCACCATGTTTTCTGTGCGACTCTATGTAGATGTGGTGAAGATCTTTATTCATCTCCATCAACTCTACATCGTAATCTCTTACAAATATGTAAGGCATTATACTTCCTTTTTTGTAAGCTTCGAGTACCACGTCATAGGCGGTGTCTTTGCCCGCGATGTAACCTTTGGATGCAACTGAGAGTTAGGCCAGCAATGATGACGATACCCACACAGATGACACGGACGCGCAAGTATTTTGTTGCCAGTCCGAATCACCTCTCCGCCTCGTTTATACGTTTCGAACTCATCGGGATACTTTACCATTTTTGTGTCAGAGCCAGTCAACTGCTTGACACGTGTCTTTGCCAAATCAAGATAATAGTTTTTATCTTCTCCTGACCAATCTCCGGATTCCACTACGGCGACTTCTCCGCTGGACTTGTTGACGACAATCCACCCACCAAACGGCAATCCAGTAGCTTCTCCGTACAAAAAGCCCTGCATAAGATATCCAAACGGATCATCTTCTTTTAGCTTTTCGTATCCTCCGAAATTTGTAAATTTATTTTTAAAAGCCCAGTCGCTTGCAGATTTAATATCCCAAACTTTTTCAATGCCAGCCTCATCACGGATGATGACATCAAGTGTGCCCTTTACTTTTATGCCGTCCAAGTCCAACTCTACCGGACGTTGAAAGTCAACGATATCGACACCTGCCTCACGCATAACAAGCATAAGAATAGACTCTGTGATATCGCCAAACAAAAAACGGAATAGAGAGTTGTACTCCATCTCTTCTTCGACACCCTGTTTGTCAAGCAACTGCTGACACATAGGGCGTCCGATTCCAGACATGCGAAGACGCCACTCTCCACGTTCACGTGTAAGCTGGCGCAACGCAGAGTCTTTGCACTCTTCCGCAAAATTAGAAATGCTAGTCAGGGAGACAGCGGTGTCCCCCTGAATAGCTTTTGACATGAAGTCTTGGATTTTAAGCAGCGTCAGCATCACTGAAGTCCGATGCAAGATCACTGTCTTCGTCAGATACCATAAGCTTCTGCGCTTCACGATAAGCATTCATAACATAGTTGTTATGTCCCTCAATCGTTTCGCGGAACATGCTAAACAGTTCTTTGTCTTCTTCTGTAATATCAGTGATTCCAGACAAAGAAGGAAGCGGAGTCCAGTATGTTACACTTCCCTTTTTGTTTTTGGCAGTTTTCATCAGAACCTCGCAGTGAGCCATCAACTTCTTTTGGCTGGCAAGTCCTGCAATAAAGTCTGACATCGGTTTGAAACCAGACTTCTTAAAGTAGCATACCAGTGGCTCATTCTCTACGCGCACAGATTCTCCGTGTTCGTCTTTGAAGTCGCCGCTGATTCTTCCGTAAATTACCTGATTACAGATAACAGCACGAGAGTTTAGGTAAGCAGGATCATCTTTATCCAGCCCTTCTTCTTCATCTCGTGACAGGCGACCACACTTGTTGCCCCCCGCAGTATCAGGAAACGAACCGGAGAAGCTTGGTTTTTGTACCGACTTAGCAGAGAAACCGCCCCTGCCCTCATTCATTTCGGCGTCCCACAAGCTATACTCGTACATCCGAAGCAGTGGGCGCAGTGTCATCTCCGGTGCGTAAAGGAACCTACCACCAAGATAGATTTTCCAATCGCCACGAGTGAGTGCTGACCCGCCCTCAGTCTCCATGTCGTAGTTAATACTCAGGCGTGGAAGCCCTTTCTTTTCCTCACCAGAACTTTGTCCGGTAAGCTTCATCAGTTCTTCTGTGTTCTCGCTGGAGAACGCATTTTCGATCAAGTCAAGTTCACTATTAATGTCTACTATATCTGTCCCTAGCATTTTTAACTCCTATGCGTTAAGGGTTGGTAGATTGATATTAGTCATCAACCACATCTAAGTCAAGCCAATTTTCGCCTATTTTTAATTCAATTCCGACAGGCATGTCGTAGCGTACGCCGTATCTTTGTTCTGTCTCTTCAGGTAGAGCAAGCATTGCCTCCCGCATCAGACTGATACAAATGTCCTTTTCACTGGGGTGTACATCCAGAACAATTGAATCGTGAACGGTGTTGCAAATTACAGACTTGAGATTATTTTTTTGAAATAATTTGTCAAGCCTGACAAGAGCAGTTGGCAACAAATCTGCCGTAGCAAAACCCTGAACCGGATAGTTGCATATGTTGGTCCGCCCCACCGCTGTTCCGTACTCTGTCCACCGTGCATTTGGAAAGGCGTACTGTCTACCACTTGGAAGGGTGATTACGCGCTTTTCTACGGCCTCTCGCTGGAGGTCATCGTGCCATTGGGTCACACCCTCATACTTTTCTTTAAACGCCGTGTAGTAGCGTTTCTGGTCCTCTGTTCCGGTGGTGCCACCGTACAGCGGCTTGAAGGTGTGAGCCTTTGCTTCTTGACGGGTGCAACCAATCACACTGGCAGTGTAACTATGCACGTCCGTTCCGGCATTCACATCCACATATACTTGTCCGTCTTTGGCAAGAAACCCCGCAACACGAAACTCTAGTTGGGAATAATCTCCCTCAAGGATCGAACCACCCTCGAAACGGCTCTCGACAACCTTCCGTATAGCGAAGGTATTTCCACGTGGCATATTCTGAAAGTTAGGATTGCGAGACGAAAGGCGACCCGTTGCCGTAACACACTGCATAAACTCCGGATGGATGAAGCCCTTTTCATCAACATTGTTTTTTATTCCTTCTACAAAAGTGTTGAGGTAAGTACGAAGCGCGTTGTATCGGACGTACGATTTGACAAACTGTAAGGCATCACCTGACAGTTCCAT